GGGCTAAGTACCTGTCTATGATGTGTGGATCATGTCTAGACGTTTCCTGGTAGATATCCTTTTTACAAGGAGGACTACTATGTCTTTCGACAAAGGAGACGCTATTAGACGACTTTCTGCATGCGGTATCCAAAAGTCTGTTGCCATGCAAATGGTGGCAGAAATTGACAAATGGATAACTTCCTCTGGTGAGGAATGGACTGTCAAAAGACTGAAAGGTATCAAACTTGATTACCTTAGACACCTGGCTGGTTTACCACCAGTAGGTGAATGGATCAAACACTCTAAATCCGGAAAACCTGCAGGCCCCTTTGGGAGTCTGTGGAGATTTTCACGTAAGGATGTTTTCAAGTGTTGGAACGCCTTAATGGTCTATACTGGTATCAATCGTGATAATCAGAAGATCAAAATGACTGAAGGTCAGTACCTGAAGTTTATTAAGGCCTTATACCGAGAGAAGCCCACTGAGGGTGCTCTGGATATGAGCTATCAGCTTATAGACAATGCATTTGCAGTGGCTACCTATCATCAGCCTCATATTGACACGGGTAATCCCATTTTGGAATTTGTTCCAAGTGAGACTAAACGTGCCCCATTGTCCTATGGCACTGGTCCTGAAGCTCAGGGTGCACTCGATTCGTTGAGTGCTCTGGCTATGAGACCTGCTTTTACCGAAAGGTATTGGCAGATCTTTCAAGGAGTTGTGCGCGGAGTTGAACCTTACTGGGAGTATATCTCTGCAGTAACGACAATTGATGCCGCTAACAGGGATCATCCTTTAGTTGGTGCAATATCCTGGATACAGGACCCTGGTTACAAGCTTCGGTTTGTAGCTAATCCTTTCAGGGTATATCAAGTGGCTCTCGAGCCCCTTGCCGAATACTTATACTCGACGTTACGGGCAGTCCAAACGGATTGTACGTTTGACCAAGAAGAAGGTGTTCGGTATTCCCAGTCTCAATTGAGAGAGGGACGAACCGCTCATTGCTTCGACTTGTCGAATGCAACTGATCATCTACCCATGGCCCTTGCGGACCACGTCATGAAACGATTAGGTGTACCGAAACTGTGGCGAGACTTCTCAACTGAGGTTAGTCATGGTGACTGGAACGTGAAAGTCGATGAGCTTGTTCCCCTGAAGGAACAAGTTGTGAAATCGGAAGGAATCACTAACCTTCCTCATCGGTCTTTTCGCGGTCTAGCCGGTTTGACACGCCTCCATTGGGAGGTAGGTCAGCCGTTGGGTGTGAAAACATCCTTCGCATTCTTAGCTTGGACTCACAATATGATCCTTCAGGGTATCTGTGTGATGCTAGGCAAGCCTTTCCGTTTCCGGATTCTTGGCGATGATCTAGTCATCTTTGATGATGAAGTGGCTGAGTTCTATATTCGCTGGTTGCGAATTCTGGGCATACCACATTCACCTGAAAAATCTTTGTCATCCAAACGTCTTGCTGAGTTTGCCGGTCGCATCATCTTCCCAGATTATGTCCTACGTGGATATAAATGGGGTGGACGCGGTGACAATTCGTTCATCGACGTTGCTCGAAACCTTGGCCCTTCTTCCCTTCCTCTTTTTCGAAGGAGGCAGAGAAAAGTCCTGAAGGTTTTGGGATCCATACCTGAACCATGGGGTTTTGGATGGAATCCCTCTGGCCTTTCCTATTGGGAAAGACTCGAGCCATTCATCGAAGCTTTTGAGAAGGATAATTCACGGGTAAGATCCTACACATCAAAGACATCCCTTATGAATACTCTACTGTATAACAGCAGATGGGTATCCATAAACAATGAGGGTGTTAACCCATCACTTGCCTCCGACCAGGAGGTGCAGGCGTTATTGGCGAATTTGTTTGAATATCCCGTGAGGGATTATCCAATGCAGATGTTGCCAAATGTAGAGTATCTTCTTCATCTTATCGATGATGGTGAAACTCCGCTTGCAGTCTTTGATGATCCATACATGATAAGCAACGCTTACCATGTTTTAGGTAGGTTCTCTCAACTTGAAAAGGTGAGTGAACTTACTGAACTTATCCGTTATGAGAGAAAACTCTCATCCGCACTGAAAGGAC